AAATATGGTTACAAAAGTAAAATTTGCTTATGATAACTTACCTAGTTGGTTACAAATAAAAGCTATAGAAAATAATAAGTTAAGTCTTAAATTATCAAACGGATCTCAAATTAAAGCAATTGGGGCAACTGGCGACGCAGGTCGATCTGAAGCCGTATCATTACTATTATTAGATGAAGCAGCCTTTATTGAAGGTATAGATGAGATATTTGCTTCTGCTCAACAAACCTTAGCTACTGGAGGTCAATGTATTGCTATTTCAACTCCATATGGTACAGGTAATTGGTTCCATAGAACATTTATTGGTGGTGAAGAAGGTAAAAATGGATTTACATCAATTAAATTACCTTGGACAGTACATCCAGAACGATCTCAAAAATGGAGAGACGAACAAGACGCTATTTTAGGTCCTCGTAACGCAGCCCAAGAGTGTGACTGTGACTTTAGTACGTCAGGTGACTCAGTAGTTGAACCAGATATTTTAAACTGGTATATAGAAACATTCCAAGCGGATCCTGTCTCTAAAGGTGGATTTGATGGTAACTTATGGCGTTGGGAATACCCAGACTATACAAGAAATTATATGGTTGTAGCTGACGTAGCACGTGGTGATGGAAAAGATTACTCTGCTTGTCATGTAATTGATGTAGAAACAGCTAAGCAAGTAGCAGAATATAAAGGACAAATTAGTACTCGTGACTATGGACATATGTTAGTAGCATTATCTACTGAGTATAATAACGCTTTACTAGTAGTAGAAAATGCAAATATAGGTTGGGACACAATACAGACAATTATAGAAAGAGGATACCAAAATACATATTACTCATCTAAGTCAGACACAACAAACATAACTCAAGATAATTTCTTTAATAGAAATGAAAATAATTTAGTACCTGGTTTTACTAACTCAATAAAAACACGTCCGCTTGTTGTCTCAAAATTAGAATCCTATATGAGAGAACGCGCTTGTACTATTCAATCACGTCGACTATTAGAAGAATTAAGAACGTTTGTTTGGAAACATGGTAAAGCACAAGCAACAGACGGATATAATGATGATCTTGTAATGTCTTTTGGTATTGGATTATTTTTACGCGACACTGCTTTAAAGTTTAGCAATACAGCTATGGACTTAACTCGTGCTTCGCTTGGAGGCATAGGAAAGGTTTCATATATTTCCGGTCCATCAATATCAACCCCACATTCACCAATAAATGAAAATCCATGGCAAATGGATACTGGTATGGGAGGTGTAGAAGATATCAGTTGGCTAGTATAACTAAATATTTATAACATATACAGAAAATTATGGCATTATTTGACCAATTAAAACGTTTATTCTCCTCAGATGTTGTTATTCGCAATGTTGGCGGTGATGAGTTAAGAGTAATAGACACAGACCGCATTCAATCGTTAGGTACATTACAAACTAACGCATTGGTAGATAGATTTACTAAAATTTACACTACATCAGGTGCTGGTATTTACAATGTAAACAATGTTTACAACTATCAAACATTAAGAGTACAACTTTATACAGACTATGAATCAATGGATACAGATGCTATTGTGGCTTCTGCACTTGATATTATAGCTGATGAGTGTACTTTAAAAAATGAGCATGGTGAGATGCTCCATATTCGTTCTAGTGACGAAAATATCCAACGTATTTTATACAATCTATTTTATGATGTGTTAAATCTTGAATTTAACTTATGGAGTTGGGCTCGTAATATGTGTAAGTATGGTGATTTTTATCTTAAATTAGAAATTGCTGAGAAATTTGGTGTATATAATGTTATACCATTCTCAGCTTATTCAATTATTAGAGAAGAAGGTACTAATCCAAAAAATCCTACTTACGTAAGATTTAAATACGATCCAACATCAGTATCTGGTATTACAACCCCACAAACACAATACGCCTTAGGCACAGCGACCTCAGATATTTACTTTGAAAACTATGAAATGGCTCACTTTAGATTAATAAGTGATGTTAACTACTTACCTTATGGTAGAAGTTATTTAGAACCAGGCCGTAAGATATTTAAACAAATGATGTTAATGGAAGACGCGATGATGATTCATCGTATTGTTCGTGCTCCTGAAAAACGTATTTTCTACATGAATGTAGGTGCTATACCTCCAAATGAAGTAGAAGCATTTATGCAGAAAACAGTTCAAAAACTTAAAAAAGTACCTTTTGTTGATCCAACAACAGGCCAATATAACTTGAAGTACAATATGATGAATATGATGGAAGACTTTTACATACCAGTAAGAGGTAACGATCAATCAACTCGTATTGATACAGCTAAAGGTTTAGAATATAATGGTATTGAAGACGTTGCTTACTTAAGAGACAAATTATTTGCGGCTCTTAAAATACCTAAAGCATTCATGGGGTATGAGAAAGACTTAACTGGTAAAGCTACATTAGCAGCTGAAGATATTAGATTTGCTCGTACTGTAGAACGTATTCAAAGAATATTATTATCAGAATTAACTAAGATTGCCTTAGTACATTTATATACTCAAGGATATGATGGTGAAGCTTTAACAAACTTTGATTTATCATTAACTACCCCATCTATCATTTATGATCAAGAACGTGTTAACTTAATGAAAGAAAAAGTTGAGTTAGCTTCTCAAATCATGGAAAATAATTTATTACCATCTGATTGGATTTATGATAATTTATTCCACTTTAGTGAAGATCAATTTGATGAATATCGTGATTTAATAGTACAAGATAAAGCGCGTAAATTTAGATTAAATCAAATTGAAACTGAAGGTAATGACCCATCAGAAACAGGTCAAGTATATGGTACACCACACCAATTAGCATCAGCTTATGGTAAAGGTAGAGGAGAGGAAGCTGTACCAACAGGATACAATGAAAAAGATCCAAATGAACCTGTTCACCTAGTAGGTCGTCCTAAAGCATCAGTTTCAAATATTAATAGACAAGATAGTCCATTTGGTAAAGATAGAATCGGCGCTAAAACATATAGTACCGCTGGAGTTGATCAAGAAGATACATTAGCTAAAACACAATGGAAAGGCGGTTCACCACTCGCTTTAGAGACATACCTTAAAAATAAAGGAATATTCAATAACATTCCCGTTAATCGTAAAACAACATTATTTGAACAAAGCGATTTATTAAATGAAGACAATATTCGCGACGAAATTAAATAAACTACATATTTATAAGTAGTATAATCATACTAAACTATGCGTATAAAACATAATAAATTTCGTAACACTGGGGTATTATTTGAGCTATTAGTGCGTCAAATTGCCAGTGATACGTTAGCTAATACCGATTCTAAAGCGGTAAAGATTGTAAAAAAATATTTTCACAATAGCGAACTTGCAAAAGAACACAAATTATATCACACTATCTTAACAGCTCCACGCTTATCTGAAGGTAAAGCAGAAGTATTAGTTAATACTACTGTAGATATGGCGAAAAAGTTAAACAAAGAACAATTACTTAAGGAAAAATACAACTTAATTAAAGAAATTAAAAAGCATTACGACTTAGAAAGTTTCTTTAAATCTAAAGTTAACAATTATAACATATTAGCGGCAGCTTATACATTATTTGAGGTAGCTATGGATAATAAGTTCGTTGAACCTAAACAAGTAGTGATTAATAAACTTACTATTTTAGAACATATCACTAAAAAACAACTTATTAAGGAAGAGATAACTGATGTTGCTACTGAACTTAATAAAGAAGATAAACATGTACGTTTATTAGCGTACAGAATGTTAATTGAAAAATTTAATAGCAAATATGCTAATTTAAGTATACGTCAAAAATCAGTACTTAAAGAATTCATTAACAATATTTCTAATCCTGAACATCTTAAAGTATACATCAACGAAAACCTTAATAAAGTTAAAATTGAATTAACTACTTTAGTTAAACAAGTTGATGATAAAACAACTCAAATTAAGTTAAACGAAGTTATAAGTTTGATTAAACCGATTTCTAATAAATCATCCGTAAAAGATGAACATTTAGTAACATTACTTCAATATCAGCAATTAGCTGAAGAAATTAAGAGCGTAAATGGATAAGAATAAACTAAAACAGGAACTAAAAGCTAAACTTAAGAAAGAAATGTCAATGACTGGCACTGGTGCTTCTGTAACACCTGGTACTGGTGAAGGTGTAGCTACAAAATACGCTTTTGGTAAAAGTACTGGAGGTGGTATTCCAAAAGATTGGAAAGCTGCTCCATCAATTCCTAACCGTCCATCTAAAGCTATGGATTATAAAAAAATATTCGAAGGTGAATTAAAACCAGGTGTAAAATATAATTATAAAGGAGAAAGTGGATTTATATCTACTGGAGGATCTAGTGATCCAAAAAATTGGAAGTTTTTAGGTGATAAAGGAAAATATCCTTATTTAGCTGTTAAAGCTGATTTAGTTCCTTCTGAAAGACAACCTGGAAAATATGATGGTGCTTTTGATTTAGGAATAGGTAAAGGGCATTATATAGATGAAACTGAAAAAACTACTGATAAGATTCATATAGGTACTAATACTAAAACTGATTCTGATATTTATTTTGAACCTTCAACAGGTACATTCTCTATTAATATAATTGATCCTGCTGGAAACAGAACTAATAAATTACAAGTTAATACTATTGATGATGTATTAGCTAAATTTCCAAACTGGAAATGGACAGAACAAGGTAAAGCGGAATTTAGTGATGCTTTAAATGAAGGATATGCTCGTTTTAGAAATGAAACTAAAACTCGTACTAAACCAGAACAATTCCATCAAGCAGTTAAAGAAGTAAAGAAAAAAGTAAACGAAATTAATCGTTTATTTGAATATATGGATCGTTTAAAATCAGAATTAAACGAAGGCGAAGAATTAAAGTATAAAAAATATACTGAAAAATCTATTCAACAAATAAAAGAATCAACAAAACAATTATTTTTTAAATCGACAAAACTAAAATAATGGCGAACAATTTTGACATAAAACAATTCCTAACTGAACATCAAATAGGACCATACGCGAAAGTTAAATTAACTGAAGGCGAAAATGCTTATGAATATGAGAAAGGTAAAGAAGCTGGTGAAAAATTAGCTAAAGAAGACATGGGTAAGGATATTGAGGATGCTGAAGCAATGAAACAAATGGATTTCTTAGCTGAATATGAAGTAACGTATGTTGTTCAAAACGGTAGATGTTATCGTATCACTGATGAAGGATATAAAGATGAAGTAGATATGGGTTATTGCAGAAGAGAAGGTGTATATGAAGAAAAAGAAAAAGTAGAAGAAACTGTAGATAATCGTACATTAATGACAGTTGAAAAAATACAAGACATGCTTGCTAATTTAAAATCAAACACAGCTACTAACTCAAATCTTCCAACAACTGATAAACTAGGTTTATTAGACGCTTTTCAAGAAATGGAAGAGTTATTAGAAGATTTAGGAGCAGATATTGAAATGGAAATGGATGATAGATATGCTTCTGATTATTCAAAACGCAGAGCATCTGAATTAAGTGAAGAATCTGTTCGTATGTTTAAATCAGATAATCCAGAAGGTGATCAATTAGTATTACGTTTCTTAAAAGGTATAGCTCAAAAATTTGACTATCCAGTATCACAAGCAGCATTATTTGTAAAAGAAAGAATTAAAAAATTAGGATACTAAAATATAAAATTAAAAATAAAATGAAAAAATCAATAAACGAAGCAGCAAAATTAAAACGCTTAGCTGGCTTAATCACTGAAGGTGAATATCAAGAAGAAATGATGAAGGATGAAGAAAAAATAGAAGAAGTAATGGTTTTAAAACTAAAAGGATACTATCAAATTCTAGATGCAGGGATGAATGAATGGAATGATGATTACCAATATATGGGAAAAGTAGCTGGTGGTTCATCAGCTGGAGAAGTAGGTGAACACATGTTTGTATATCCAGACGCTCCAGGTTCATTTACTTTTGTTTCTATTCCAGACACTGATTTAGATACTATGGTTAAACCTAGTATGAGTGAAGGTAAAGAAAAAGAAGAAGAAGCATTTGGTGGTATTAATGAAGTATTAGAACCACACGTATATGAGCGTATGTATAACTTATCTAACATCAAAGCTCAACAAGCAATGATTAGAGCAGCTGAAATCTTAATGAATGACTTAACAGAAGAAGGATTTGAAGTACCAGAAATTAGAGAATTCTTTACACAATTAATCGCAAACGACATTTAAAATGGCAAAGGCAAAAGCTACCGGTTCTAGTAATAAAGTAACATTTGGAACACGTAAAAAAGGTAAAGCACAAAAGTCATATAATAAACATGACAATACTGGACGTAATCCAAGAAAAAAACAACATCATAGTTTGTTCGCGTAACAAATTTAATATTTATACACATGACAACAATAGATTTATATCGTAAACACAAAGCTGGTGAAGTAAGCCGTGAAAAATTCTTATATGAAGTAAGACGCGATAATAACTTACCTTTTATCACTAACTTAACATCATATGATGACGCAGTTAAAATCCTTAAAAATAAAGGTATTGTAACTGAAGTTGATACTAAAGAAGCTAAAGCTGACGAAGCTGTTAAAGCTGAAGTTAAAGCTAAAGCTCCTTCAACTAAAAAACCAAGTTCACTTCATATTGATGTTGCTAATCCATATGAATATCGTCATGGTTTACAACATGAATTAAATGAGTTAGGTGAATATACAGACGAAGCTTTAGAAAAAGCTAAAACAACTGTGTTAAAGAATTTAGCTAAAGACGCTAATTTTTATTCTAATTTATTAAACCAAAAGCAATCCCATTATGAGTTTAAAGCTTCAGAAACTGATAAACCAGGAATGCAAGCTAAAGCTGATGGTTACTTAAAAAAAGAATTAAAGAAAGACGAAAAATCAAACGTTAAAGATAATTTAGGTAAGAAAGAAGAAGGTACAGCTAAACCAAAAGGTGTTAAAATAATGCCTGATAAAGGTGTTACTGGATCTGAAAAGACCATTAAAGAAGGTTTATTAAAAGAATCAAAATATATTTCTACTGAAGAAATAGATGGTGAAGAATATCCAATGTTAAATAAAAAAGCAATCTCTGATTATCTTAAATCAGTAATTGATCCATCAGAACTTAAATCTGTAAACGCCTTTATGCGTGATGAAGAAGGATTTGATGAATCTGCAAGTTATTTTTTCGATACCCCAGATGTTCCAGAAGAAGAAGATGGAGTAAATATTCCAGATAGTCAAGTTGAAGATTGGGCTAAACAAGAAATAAGCTATTATTTATTTTCTAGTCCTGATGAATTTCCAGGTAAAGAATTAGAAGAAGAATTCCGTCCAGGCGTTGATTTAGGTGCTTCATTTAGTAAATTTAAAGGCATGACTGATGCTGAAGACCAATTTGAAGACTTAATGAGAGACTATGATTGGTATTATGAAATGAGTGACGATCCAAGAATTTATAATCGTGGACAAGAAGTAGATCAAAAATTAAAATCATTAGTTAAAACAGTTGGTAATGATAGAGCAGTTGAATTATTTAACCAATATGCTCCATCAGATAGAAAAGTAACAACTTCATTCTTTATGGAAGGTAAAGAAGATAAACACGCTAAATTAAAAGAAGCATTAAAAGCAGCTTTAAAAAAAAAAGTAACTTCTGAAGATAAAATTTCAGATGAAAATGCTAAAAAATCAGCTATTCAAACTGAAAAAGCAAAATTATTAGCTTTAAATAAACAAAAACAAGAATTACAAGCTGATACAACTAAAGTACCTGCTGTTAAAACTTCAGAAAAAACTGCTTTAGATTTAAAAATAAGAGCAGCAACTGATAGTTTAAATAAACTAAACCAAGGAAAAATTTCCGTAGTATAATATGTCTAAACAAATATTAATAGAGTATTTTTCATTTCAGCCATCACCTCGTGCTTTGCATGAGGCAAAGTTGTCTCCATCCAAAAACTTACTTGTTGAAGGTGTTGTACAACGCGCTGATGCAAAAAATCAAAACGGAAGAGTATATCCTAAGGATACACTAGAACGTGAAGTTGAAAAATATGTAGCCGGACCAATATCTGAAAATAGAGCATTAGGTGAATTAGATCACCCAGAATCATCCATCATTAATCTTAAAAACGTTAGTCATAATATTAAAAAATTATGGTGGGATGGAGATGATTTAATGGGTGCTATTGAAGTACTACCAACACCATCAGGTAATATATTAAAAGAACTATTTTTAAACAATATAACAGTTGGTATTTCATCTCGTGGTATGGGTTCAGTAAAACCATTAGGTGAAGGTACAGTGGAAGTACAAGACGATTTTGAACTATTATGTTGGGATTTTGTTAGTACACCATCAACACAAGGTGCCTTTATGAGACCAGTTGGATTAAATGAAAATTTTAACCCTACATTATTTAAAGGTAATAAATATAATAAAGTAAATAATATTATATCTGAAATTATTTGTTCACAAACAGGTATTTGCTGCATAAAATAACCCCTCCATCGATAGTATCGTTGGACAGACCCAGCCCCGTAAGGCTGGGTTTCTTTTATAGACTTTGTCGCTTTGAAGACTTGTCACATATTTATTGACATCCCACATATGAGATCCCCAATATCTCATTAGAATAAAATTTATAATCCTATATTACTTCTCTAATAAGTAATCAGTCAAAAAGGAGAAACCACAATGACAAATCAAGAATTATTTAAGCAAGCAATTGCCGATGCAAAGTCCGTACGTGACGCCGCAGTAGCAAACGCCAAAGCCGCTCTTGAAGAAACTTTTACTCCAAAAATCATGTCTATGTTATCTGCCAAATTAAACGAAATGGAAGACGACATGGAAGAAGGTAAAAAAGTTGAAGAAGAAGGTAAAGAAAAAGAAGAAGAAGGTATGGAAACCGCTATCGGATACGAAGCTGGTAAACAAAAACCTGAAATCGAAGAAGAAAGTTATGAAGAAGGAGCTAAATCTATGGAAGAAATGGACCTTGATGAAATTTTAGCTGAACTTGAAAAAGAAGAAGAAGGTAAAATGGAAGAAGGTAAAAAGAAAGACATGGAAGAAGCTAAGAAAACAGAAGAAGAAGGTAAAAAAGTTGAAGAAGCTAAAAAAGATGAAGACAAAAAGAAAATGGAAGAATCTTTAGATGAAGCTGAAGGCGACGATGAAGTTACCGAATTAACTGTTGACGAATTAAAAGACATTATCCGTGACGTATTAAAAGATGTAATGGGTAGTGAAGAAGAAGCTGGCGAAGAAGAAGCTGGCGAAGAAGAGGACGGAGAAGTTGAAGTTGATGATGAAGAATCAATTGACTTGGATGAACTTTTAGCTGAATTAGAAAAAGAAGAAGAAGGTAAAGAAAAAGTTGAAGAAGTTAAAGAAAAAGAAGAAGAAGGTAAAAAAGTAGAAGAAGCTAAGAAAGAAGCTGAAAAAGCTAAAAAAGAATTAGAAGAAGCTATTAAAGTTATCAAATTCTTAAAAAAAGAACTTAACGAAGTTAACTTATTAAATGCTAAGAATACTTATGTTAATAAAATCTTTAAAGCTAAAAACTTATCTGAATCTCAAAAAGTAAACGTTCTTAAGTCTATGGACAAAGCTACTAATGTAAAAGAAGCTAAGAATATTTATGAAACTTTAACTGAAACATTATCTGTAAAAAAATCTTCAATTAAAGAATCAATTGGATTTGCTTCTAAAGCTGCGGGTGTTGCCCCGAAACAACCAATTGTAGAAAGTGACGCCGCTATTCGTCGTATGCAACAATTAGCAGGAATTATTAAATAAACTAAAAAAAAATTAAATTTTAAAGACAATGAGTCAAGTACAATCATTAATCGAATCTGCTAACCCCTGGCAGTCTCAGCAAGGCGACGCCGCTCGTTTAGCTGGAAAATGGGGTAAATCAGGTTTGTTAGAAGGTCTTAAAGACTATGACAAATCAAACATGGCCGTGATGTTAGAAAATCAGGCAAAACAATTAGTAGTAGAAAGTTCTCAAACTGGTACTGGTGGTACATTTACCGCTGGAACTGGTGAGCAATGGGCTGGTGTTGCTTTACCTTTAGTGCGTAAAGTATTCGGTCAAATCGCTTCTAAAGAGTTCGTTTCTGTTCAACCAATGAGCTTACCAGCTGGTTTAGTATTCTTCTTAGATTTCCAATATGGTACTACTAAGAATCCTTTTACTTCTGGTCAATCAATGTATGGTACAGCAACTACAGTTGGTGATTCAGGATTTGGTAACGCCGCTGAAGGTGGTTTATATGGCGCTGGTCGTTATGGTTACTCAATCAACTTATTCTCAGCTTCTATTACTGTAACTACAGCTTCTGATGTAGCTTCAGCTTCATTTGCTCAAATTGGCTTTGATGCTAACTATTCTAGCTCAATCGCAGGTGGTTCAGATGCTGCTTTATTAACAGTTAAAGCAATCACTGTTGCTACTTCTAGTATCGCTAACTTTGATAAAAATGCTATAAACTCTATCCAAATTGTTTCTAGTTCATTAGTATTAACAGCTGATAACTTAAACCAATTTAACTACTTAAGTGGTGCTAATGTAGTGTTATTCGTATCTGCTTCTACATCTGAAATCGTAGGACCTACTTCAGCTTGGACAGTTTACTACAATAAACAAACTAAAGATAACGCTCGTGGTGATTTTGAAGATGGAACTACACAAGGTACTGCTAACGCAGTTGGTGCTTCTGGTACTACTATTTCAATCCCAGAAATCAATGTTCAATTACGTTCTGAAACTATTGCTGCTAAAACTCGTAAGTTAAAAGCTCAATGGACTCCAGAATTTGCACAAGATTTGAATGCTTACCAAAATTTAGATGCTGAAGCTGAATTAACTAGCTTATTATCTGAGTACATTTCATTAGAAATTGACTTAGAAATCATGGATATGTTAATAGAAAATGCTCCAATTACTGAGTATTGGTCAGCAAAAGTTGGTAGCCAAATCAATGCTGGAAGAACTGCATTTGCAGATAATACAAATGGTGTTTATTACACTCAAATGACTTGGTTCCAAACTTTAGGTATCAAATTACAAAAAGTATCTAACACTATTCACCAACGTACTTTACGTGGTGGTGCTAATTTCATGGTTGTTTCTCCAACTGTAGCTACTATCTTAGAATCAATTCCAGGATTTGCAGCTGATACAGACGGTGCAGCTGATACTATGAAGTATGCATTTGGTGTACAAAAAATCGGTCAATTAAATAGCCGTTACAAAGTATACAAGAATCCTTACATGACTGAAAATGTAATCTTAATGGGCTTCCGTGGTAACCAATTCTTAGAAACTGGTGCTGTTTATGCTCCTTATGTTCCATTGATCATGACTCCATTAGTGTACGATCCAAATACCTTCACTCCAAGAAAAGGTATCATGACTCGTTACGCTAAGAAAATGGTTCGTCCTGAATTCTATGGTAAAGTATTTGTTGCTGACTTAAATATAATCTAAGTCTAAACTGATATAGAGTCATAAGATAAAAGACCCGAGCGCAAGCTCGGGTTTTTTTATCATATTTATATTAAACAATGTTATATGAAGGAATCTAATCGTGAAAGAAAAACAGACATTAAATCAATAAATGCTCTCCAATTAAACGAAGAACAAAAAGAAGCAAAACGATTAATAATAGAAAATCAAATTGTAATTGTAACAGGAAGAGCAGGTTCTGGTAAATCATTAGTTTGTGCTCAAACCGCATTAGACTTCTTAAAGAAAAAACAAATTAGTTGTATATATAATACACGCGCAGCAATTGAAGTAGGAAAAAGTTTAGGCTATCTACCAGGTGCTTTAAATGAAAAGTTTGATCCTTATATGGAAGCACTACTTGAAAATTTAGCTAAATGTTGTTCAGATAAAACTGAAATTCCTAAATTAGTTCAAGAAGAAAAAATTAAAGCTTTACCAGTACAATTTATTAGAGGTAAAACAATAGACGATATACTAATTGTAGAAGAGGCTCAAAACTTAACTAAAGGTGAGATGTTAGCTATATTAACTCGTTTGGGTAAAACCGGGAAAATCGTTATTAATGGCGACAATGAACAAACTGATATTAAAAATCCAACCGGGGAAATGAACGGTTTAACATACGTTATTGAACTATCTAAAAAAATTCATGAAATTAAATGGATTAAATTAGCAACTAATCATCGCTCAGATTTA